ATCCTATGTCAAATACACAAATAGATTTTTTTTGGGATGCTGGAACTTCCACTTGGAAAGGAACGGGAATTCATTCTGGATATACAGTAGATATAACAATAGAGGCCTTGACTCCACTAGCAAAACAACTTGATGATGATGTTCCAGAAACATCAACAACAGTATCTAGATTTCCTACATGATAAATAGAAGATATTCTGATCATGTAAGATTGATACGAAGACGAAGAAATTTGTGGTATAGTCGTAAAAAGACCTTGACAAATATGCGAAACCATGAGAAACTATATAGTGATGAATAGAAATAATTCTGTTCATTTATTTTTTTAATAACATTATCGAGGAATATATAATGGAAACAAAGATAGTAACAGCTCAAGACTTAGCGGGTGTTGTTTCAGTAATAGATGTGTGCTCACAAAGAGGCGCATTTAGAGGTGAAGAACTAGCCGGAGTTGGTCGTTTAAGAGAGACCTTCTTAGCAGAAGTTCAGGAACAACAAGGAGATGCAGAGGCACCAGATGCCGTAGACGCACCTCAAGTTGAACCAGAACCGAGTGTTGAAGAAAAAACCTCTGACGAGTAAGCTTATAAGTTAGGGGAAGTAATTCCCCTTTCTTTCATACAATAAATGACATGCCAACAAAATTAAGACCTAGTGGAAAAAAATGGATTAAAAATCCTGATACAGGACGAACAACAAATCGTTGGGAGCCTGAACATACTTATATTAAAGGCGTTTCTCAAAAAGAGTTATTTGAAGAATTAAACAAAAACAATATGAAACCTAAAGTTAAACAAAAGATTAGACATGAACTTGTAAGACGAGGTATCAAAATAGTTATGAGGACACAAAATGGCTGATATTAATGATTTTGGATTTACAGCGGTAGATCAAGACGAATTAAAAACTAAGACTGGTGAAGATGCTAGTATTGGTAAAGAAGTTGCTGATCAATTAAAAGCAGTTGCTGCATCATCTGCAGGTCAAGCTGGCTCAGCTCAAATAGAAGACCTAGACACTAAGGTTGACTTACTAACCAAATTAATATCTAATTCATTATCAGAATTAGATGATCACAAAGACAATCTAAGTGCAATAGACACAAAGAAAGAATTAGACTTTAAAGATAGATTGATAGATTGTGAAAAACTCATTCTACCATTATTACAAAATCTAATGAAGAACGAAGAAAAAGAATACATTTACTGGCCCAATCGGAGAGCCATAATTCAATCACAAATTGACAGGTTACAAAAAATTACAAGAATTAGTTGAAACCGCAGGTACACTTATTATATAATGATACACAATGGAACTAACAACATATAAAGTCCTAACGGGACTAGCATATATTACATTGATAATAATAGCCTCTTATACTTCCTGGAAAAAGGGAGAGAAAGAGGGTTCTGTTTTTATGCTCCAATATCTGAGAGAAAATAAGTTTATGAATGATACAGATTATTATAAATTTATGGGTCATGTAAGAGATGAAAAGAGATCGGCTGACATAGACGTTTCTCCAAAAGAACTTAAAAAAAGGGAAAAAAAAGGAAAAAATGATGAAGACAAATGAACTTTATCGAGGTAAAAAAAGAGGTCTTTATGATCCGAGTGAAGTAGAAGTATTTTTTACAGAACTTGGTCAAGAGATTTATGAAGTAACGGATAGTAAAACACACAAAACACAAATGACCGATGAAGATTGGATTTTGTATTGTGATACTGCTAGTAAATGTGTTAGATTTGGAACAGTATGGGGTCCAAAAGAAATGAAAGATTTTAAACAATCTGAATTAAATGTCTTACAATTATTTTTAAATAAGAGGGAACAGAATGCCTAAACAATTAACAAACAAAGCAGCTGAAATTGTAATACTACAAAAGAATTTAAAAGACTTACAAGGTCAATTAGCTAATGCTCAGAAAAGAATTTTAGAGTTGATTCAAGACAAGGATTCAGCAACAGAAGAATTGATAAAAGAACGACAATTACTTGTTGAACTAGAATCAGAATTCAAAGGTAGAGAAAAAGAAACAGGTGATGCAATTGCAAAACAGATTGAAGATTGGCCTGATGTTTTAGATTCAAAACCAAAGAACTTTAAAATGCCACCACAACCTGGTTATAGATTTAGAGAAGGAGAGAAGTGGGTTAAGATCGGAGCTGATGGTAAAATGGAATTTGAAGATATAGAGATTAAGAAGTGATGCCAACTTATACATTAGAAGATATAGAGACAGGTGAACAACATGAAGTGTTTATGTCTTTTGGAGAAATGCAAGAATATAAAAAGATTCACAATTTGAAACAAATAATTCAAGCACCCAATATAGTAAGTGGAGCTCGAGCTAGTACAGGTAAGTTAGGTGGGTTTAAAGAAGTATTACAAAAGGTTGGTGAAGCATATCCTGGTGGAGCTGTTGACCAAGCTCATAATCGTAGATCAGCAAAACAAGTAGCTACAGATAATATAGCTAAGAAACATGGACTTACAGGAGCAAAAGATGTTTAATCATTTAGAAGGGTATGAATCTATTAAATTACCTGTAAAACAAATAGACGGAAGTAGATATTATACAACACCAGAAGGAAAGAGTTATCCATCAGTTACAACAGTAACAGGTTTAATGAATAGAGTTTGGCTTCAAAAATGGAAAGACTTTGTTGGTGAAGAAAAAGCAAATAAGATATCAGGTCAAGCCATGGCTAGAGGATCTAGATATCATTATCTTCAAGAAGATTTTATAAATAACAAACTTACAGAAGAAAGAATAAAAGCTCTTACTCCTTTAGATTTAATGATGTTTAATCAGACGAAAGAATTAACATCTCGTATAGGAGATATCTATATGTTAGAAGGTTCAATGTATAGTAATGAATTAGAAATGGCAGGCCGTGTTGATTGTATAGCAGAGTTCGCAGGGAAAGTTTCAGTCATTGATTTTAAAACATCAACGAAACCAAAATCTCCAAGTAAGATTAAAGGATACTTCATGCAGGAAACAGCATACGCAACAATGTTTGAAGAAAGATATGGTTTACCTATAGAGCGTATCGTCACTATCATTGCTGTTGAGGAAACAGGTCGATCACAAATGTTTGTTGAAGAGCCTAGTAACTGGATAGAACCATTAAAAAAATTACGAACTCAATATAGAGAGGAATACGGTATATGATACTGACTAAAAAGAAATTTACAACATCTGTTGAAGAATTAGTTATAGAAAAGAAATTAACTTATATAGATGCGATAGTACATTTCTGTCAGTTAAATCATTTAGAACCAGAATCTGTTAAGGGTTTAATTACACCACCACTAAAAGAAAAGATCAAAGCCGAGGCGGTCGGTTTGAGATTTTTAAAAGAATCACACGCAAAATTAGATATATGAAACCACAACAACAAAAACCTTACCAACAAAGAAAACACTTTAATAAAAAATTCGATAAGAACAAACCTAGACCTTTATCTTTCGATCAAATGTTAAGAAAATTTAAAAAGAAAGTTGAACGAGCTGGAACTTTACAAGAAGTTAAAGACAGACAATACTACGAAAAACCAGCACAGAAAAAACAAAGAAAAAGGAAAGTAGCAATTCGTAAAGAACAACTTAGATGGGAAGCTGATCAGCTTTCATCACAAAGATATAGGTTCTATTAAACAATGATTAAGAATTATATCTCAGCGTTTACTCTCGGTGCAGTTACCTTGTTAATAATAATGGACTTGATTGGCCATGGCATGGTATGGAAAATCTCAACAGAGTTAGATGAAGTTAAAGAAGATGTAATTGAAACAAAAGAAATAGTTAAAGAGATTAGATTAATAACACCACCTTTCAGTTTAGAAAATTCATATCATTGTTTGGCTTCTAACATTTATTGGGAAGCACGAAATCAATCGACACATGGAAAATTAGCTGTGGCTCAAGTAACTCTTAATAGAGTTGAAAGTCAAAATTATCCTAACACCATATGTGGTGTAGTAACACAAACAAGATATTATCCTAGTGGAAATATAGATTTACATTCATGTCAATTCAGTTGGTACTGTGATGGTAAGAAAGATGAACCTGTAGAAACTTGGGGATTTTCGTATGATGAATCATACAAGTTAGCCGTAATGTTCTTACAGGAGCGACCTACGGACGTTACAGAGGGATCTACACACTACCATAGTGTTAAAGTAGAACCTTATTGGTCTAGGGTATTAAACAAAACAACACAAATAGAGGAACACATTTTTTACAAATGACAAGTAGAGAAGGATACGACGCTTACTGTTTATACTTAGCAATCAACAATCACTTCCATAGTGATAGCTATGATTACTTTAAGTACAATGGGAAAGTGTCAGCAAAGTTAGAATCGTTTATGAAAAGAAAAGATAAGTATCACTTTGCTAAGTTGGCTCGAAAATATAATGGTGAATTAAAGGATTTTTTAGTTTCTAATTTATCAAAAAAGAAATACTATGTTCGTGAATTATTAGAACAAGAATGTGAAAAGAATTATATCACATATAAGAAAATGAAACAAAAAATGACATACGCTATTACAGAAGAAATGAGATACTTGTTTGATAAGTATAAACAGTTAGATATTTGTTTAGGTATTAAAGACGGACAACACTCGAACATATTAAGAGAATATCTAGGTGGTAGAATAACTGCTGAAACATTAGTAGCGGCCGATAAGATATTTGGTATCTTTAGAGATTACGATACTATGGTTTCAGAAAATTTTATCTGGCCTAAAACAAGAAAAAGATTAGATAACTTAGCTCCATTCTTAGAGTTAGAAAACAAGAAATTACAAGCAGTATTACAAGGCATATGGCTGTAGCATACATCATAGGTAACGGACCTTCTAGGAAAGAATTACATTTATCAGAACTTGAAGGAACAACATTTGGTTGTAATGCCATATATAGAGATTTTACTCCTGATTATTTAATTGGTGGTGATGCAACAATCATTAAAGAGATTTGTGCGTCAGGTTATCCAAAAGATAATCAATGTATATTTCCAGATTGGGATCCCATTCCAAAAGAATTTAAAGATACAATATTACAACCATTTGAAGAACAAGATTATAGGATAGAAGAATCAGATATAGATAATCATGATCATATACAGATATTCGGATTGTCAGAAGATCCCGCAGAGGACATGCAACTTCATGTTTTGGGTGTTGATCCTGATTGGAAAATAATAAACATGAAAGGCACAGAAGATGATCCTGGTTTTTCTGTAAACTTCTTTACAGGAGCTCAGGCTATGACACAAGCTTCGATCATGGGGTTTGATGAAATAGGTCTTATTGGATTTGATTCAATATGGAACTTTATACCAGATACATACCAGAATATTTACGCTGGAACTAATGCATATGATAATGCAAAGGAAACAGCTAGATTACGCGTTGGGTCTAACAACCCCAACAGTTTAATAGGAACTCAAGAAGCACAGATCAAAAAAGTCCTTGACAGATTTGCAAATTGCGAGTATACTATATACTATAGTGGAAATAAAAATCCAGTGGGCGATGCCCTATGGGCTCCACTAAAATACGATAGTTTTAAATAAGATAATAAAATAGTTTTAAATAAAATAATATAATAATAAAATTGATAAACAATAGGAGATAATATGTCATTCAATGAATTAAAACGCAGTCGAAGCGGATTCGACAAACTACAAACAGCTTTAGAGAAAGACTCTGAAGCATCTAAAAGCTTCTCAGACGATAGATACTGGAAACCTGAACTAGATAAATCTGGTAATGGTTACGCAGTACTTCGTTTTTTACCAGCTGCCAACGGAGAAGAACTCCCATGGGTCCAATATTGGGATCATGGATTTCAAGGTCCAGGCGGATGGTTTATTGATAAGTCTTTAACAACTTTGGACAAAGCTTGTCCAGTTAGTGAATATAATACTTCACTCTGGAATACAGGTGATGAAGTTCAGAAAGATCAAGCCAGGAAACAGAAACGTAGATTACACTATGTCGCTAATGTTTTGGTTGTTTCTGATACAAAGCATCCAGAATACGAAGGTAAAGTAATGCTGTATAGATTCGGTAAGAAAATCTTTGAGAAAGTAAAAGATGCAATGCAACCACAGTTTGAAGATGAAAAACCCCTCAATCCATTTGATTTATGGGAAGGTGCTGACTTTAAATTAAAAGTCAGAAAAGTAGATGGCTACTGGAATTATGATAAATCAGAATTCTCAGCTCCGGCTCCTTTGTCGGAAGATGATTCTGAACTTGAGTCCATCTATAACAAGCAACATTCTCTAGCAGAGATTATTGCTCCTGACCAATTCAAGTCTTATGACGAGATGAAAGTCAAATTAGATAGAGTATTAGGTATAAGTGGAAACATTTCATCTGCTACC